GTGAGACTGACAAAGACTTCTCTTTCAATTTCAAAGTTGAAAACATCAAACTCATTCCTGGATCCTACGATGTAGTTGTTTCCTCTAAACTTCTTTCCAAGTTCATGTGTCGTGATCGCGACCTGACCTATTTCATCGCTCTGGAACCTGACTCTACTTATGAAGAATGATTTTCTCTGGGTTGAAAAGTATCGACCCAAGAGTATTGAAGATTGTATCCTGCCACAAAACATCAAAGATACCTTCCAACAATTTGTAGACAAGGGAGAGATCCCTAACCTACTGTTGGCAGGTCCGGCAGGGTGTGGTAAAACTACCATTGCCCGTGCTCTGTGTGAGCAACTCGGGTCTGACTACATTATTATCAACGGATCCGATGAAGGACGATTTCTGGACACGGTACGGAATCAAGCAAAGAACTTTGCTTCGACCGTATCACTTCAAGGACTGGGTGCAAAGCACAAAGTCATCATTATTGACGAGGCTGACAACACAACCCACGATGTACAACTCCTCTTACGGGCGAATATTGAGGCATTTTATAACAACTGCCGCTTCATCTTTACCTGTAACTACAAAAACAAAATCATCGAACCTCTCCACAGCAGATGCGCGGTGGTCGAGTTCGGAATTACAAATAAACAAAAACCCACAATCGCAGCAAAGTTCTTCAAGCGTCTCGGGACTATCCTGGAGGCAGAGGGTGTTAAGGCTGATCAAAAGGTACTTGCCGAACTAATCAACAAACATTTCCCTGACTGGCGACGTGTGCTCAATGAGTGTCAACGTTATTCCAGCAGTGGATCTATTGACAGTTCAATCCTTGCTGAATTCTCTGATGTCAAAGTCAACGATCTTATCAAGCGTCTTAAAGAAAAGAACTTTACTGAGGTCAGAAAGTGGGTCGTTAATAACCTGGACAATGATCCTGGTGTACTTCTGCGTCGTGTCTACGATGCTCTTCTTGATGCCCTTGAGAACCCTAGTGTTCCTGCTGCTGTGCTTGTCATTGCTAAGTATCAGTATCAAATTGCCTTCGTCGCGGACCAGGAGATCAACCTCCTCGCGGCACTAACTGAAATTATGGTGGAGTGTGAATTCAAATGAAAACCCCTAGACAAAAGAAATCCAGAACGTACTACTACTTCTGGTCATTCATGGCACTTACAGTATTCCTTGGACAACTCTATGTTGGATATGGATACCGTCTCATGCATGGAAGTATGCTAGACTTGATGGACAAGGTTGATGGAGTTCTTCTCCACAAAACTGAAGGGCCTAATTTTCTCTGATGATAGTATCTGAAGAAACTGCTGTATGGGCAGCAGATGAATTCATCAACTACTTCAAGGACTTTGCAACTATTGAAGACTATTTGCGCTACGCAAAGAAAGAAGCAATAGGCAAAAGACCCATTCAATTACCAGGTTGCTCTGATGCAGACAAGTTCCTCAATGAGGACATGCATCCAGAGGACATGGATTTTGGTATCCGATTTGTTGGTGAAAGATTCAAGAATACCTATAAGGATTGTGTCACCCAGAAAGATTATATCGAGTTGCTGACTGCAACTTCTTCTCACGTTATTGAACACAACATCCCTGGCAGGGAGTTGCGTTGGATGGTCTATGAAAAGAACACAGGCAAGAATGTTGGATTCATTCGCTTTGGGTCTCCTGTAATCAATTCCAAACCCAGAAACAACTGGTTGGGCAAAGCACCTGACCTCAGCATATTCAATCGTCATGCTGCCATGGGATTTGCGATTGTCCCGTCTCAACCGTTTGGATACAACTATCTTGGTGGCAAACTTCTGGCCTTGATTTGTGTTTCTCACTTTGCCAGAGAGACTCTCAACGAAGTGTTTGAGAAAGATATCGCTCTGTTTGAGACTACATCTCTTTATGGATCTACCACGTCAGCATCTCAATATGATGGTCTCAAACCATTCATTCGATATAAGGGACTGACTGATAGTAAGTTTCTGCCACTCCTTCATGATACGGTCTTCCACCGTCTTCATGATCGATTTACCTATCTGAACGACAATACACCACTGACATCAAATGCTGCATCTTCTAAGAAGATGAAGCGTCAGACCAAGATGATTTCTATTATCCGCAACTCTTTGAAAGAACATGATCGTTCGGAGAAGTTGTCTGAGTTCAATGATGTTATCCAAACTGCTTTTGGATTGACTCAGCAGAAACGTTTCTATATCTCCGACTATGGGTATGCAAATGTCCGTGAGGTGATTCTTGGTGAGCAGGAAGAACTTGTGCGTGGTCAGAACTGGGACAAGTTTTATCTAGAAAACATTATTTCTTGGTGGAAGAAGAAAGCATCTAAGAGATACGAGAAACTAAAGCATGAAGATAGGTTCAGGGACAAGGTTGAACTATGGACAGAAGACGACGACATCCAAATTATTCGTTGAGGATATGGAGAATATGGAAGTATGCACTAGGAAGTTTCAGTGACGACAAGACAGCTCCTTATGACAATTACGTTGCTGGCATACGCACCGTTATTTTTGTGTCT